GATCTCGTTCAAGATTTATAATTTCTTGCTCAGATGCGTTAATAGTATCTGTAAGATTAACAACATAACGGACACCTGTAAATGTCCCCACTAAAACTGAGGCCACTATTGGTACCATTACTATATTTTTCTTTAATAGATCTACTAAATTCATTAGGCATTACTTACCAAATGGCCAACGAATTAATTTTAACACTTTGTTAATTAATTTCTTAATCATATTGTCCTCCTTATGTGTATGAGGAATGTCTCCATTCTCATGAGCGTGAGTAACACCATCTTCATGAGTATGCTCAACATAATCCTCTCCGTGAACATGTCCACAATGCGGACATTTTTTTGATGGATTGTATTCATTTAATACAAAACCCATATTACAATTTTCACACTTCATTTTTTTTTTCCTCAATCTCGTAAAAGAAATTATCAGTATCTTCAGTTCTCCATTTACTACTATCTTCTACGTTCCAATCACTCGTTTGTACTTTCCAATCAGGAATACTATCTTTCACTGTAAAAGAAGGGATATCCCAAAGTATTCGATTGTTTGGTTGTGCTGCATAGTTGCCATCATCTAAGGCCAGTATGTGAGCGCACTTATGTTCGTGCGGTATTTCTGAATGATCAGTATCTACTATATTACTCTCTGGGTGTGCCCAGTCAACAGTAAATAAATATTTTCCTGGATGAACTTTTTTGTCTTTACCAAAGTATTTTCCAGATTGTCCGTCTAAGATATCGAAAGAAGTGACAGCAGGATAATAACTAAAACAGTTCCATAACTCCAACTCATCAAGTCTACGTGTAGGTACTTCTTTTGCTTCAAACCCTCTTTGAATAAACGCAGATATCGGAAGACGATAGAAAATAGCACCGTTCTCCATAATTGCATGGAAAAGAATGGGACGCCCTGTAATCGAAGCCATGGCGAATATAATACAGTCTTCCACTTCTCCATGATGGGCCTTAAGATCATAAAGATACTCTCTTCTGATCTGTGCATAAGTCACAGGTATATTCGCATTTAAATAAGCCATGGCGAATATAATACAGTCTTCCACTTCTCCATGATGGGCCTTAAGATCATAAAGATACTCTCTTCTGATCTGTGCATAAGTCACAGGTATATTCGCATTTAAATAAGCCATGGCTTTTCATTATAATATTAGTGCACCAATTATTACGCCTGCCACAAAATAAACCATTTCTCTTCGGTTATGTAATTGCCAGACCATAAATTGATCTATGTATTTTTTAATCATTATGTCCTCCTATTTTATTGTACCCCAGTTTGGTCCAAGTTCGCAGTCTACTTTATTAGGTAACTCTAAGTCAACTGCGTTTTCCATTATTTCTTTTATTTTTTCTTGATTACCATCAACTGAAATATCTAATTCATCATGTATTTGAATGTGGGGAAGAATGCCTTCTTTATATAAATCTAACATTGCTTTCTTAGTCATATCTGCCGCACTACCTTGTATTAATTTATTTAAAGCTTTGTATGTAAAAGCTCTACGTGTAGGATTGTTATGCCAATAATTTTTTTTAGGATTTCCATCTGTATCTTTTATTAATTCTCCTTCATCGTCTTTTAAAAATTCTCCCATCTCTTGAAGTTCTAACATTCTCTCTTGATCTTCAGCTGGTACGTATTTTCCCCAATCACTGCCACGTAAGATTGGCTCATATTTAGGAAATCTACATCGTCTCCCTAATAAAGTTTTAATCTGACCTTTAGTTGAACCTGCGTTCATAATCTTATTCATTAATTGTTTTACAAATGGAACTTTAGAATGATATCTATCAAAAAGTTCTTCAGCTTTAGATTTAGTTACACCTAATTCCGCTTGAAGCTTTGCTTTACCCATTCCATAGAACAATCCAAGATTAATTGTTTTAGCTTGAGATCGAGGAATGTCAGCCATATCAGCAACAATTCTATGAAAGTCTGTTGAAGCATCACTTTCATATGAATCAGCGATAGTATTTACCGATGGTAAACCAAATTTTAAAGCATAGTGTGCTACAAGTCTTGGTTCCTGTTGCGAGTAATCAAAACAACCCCACTGGCATCCTTCTTCCGGAATAAATAAAGATCTAATTAATGGTCCAGTATCTGGATCTCTAGAAGGAATTTGTTGTAGGTTTGGATTTTGGTAAGAAAATCTACCTGTCACTGTTCCTCCATCGTCAGATCTTATCTGATTTATTTCTGCGTGGATTCTACCTCTATGTTCAAAATTTAAAATAGTATCTATAAAAGTAGTATTGACCTTGTTAATTTTTCTTGCCTCTGCTATCATCTTAACTATTGGATGTTTATGATTAGAAAGAAAATTTTTTGTAAATGAAGGAGAATCAGTTTTTGTTGTACGCTCGTAAGGTAGTTTTAATTTTTGAAAAACTTTGGCAATCGATCTGGCTGCCCATATTTGAGTATCTATTCCTGTTTCTATTTGCACTTGGTGTATTAGGCGTTCTTCTTTTCTGGTTAATTCTTTTTTTAATTCATTCGCTCTTTGAACGTCCACTCTCACTCCAAGAAATCTCATATCCACAAGACAAGGGAAAAGATCTGTCTCCAGATTAAATATATCCTGCAGATCATTTTCAATTAATAATTTTTTAACGTGTTGCCATAACTTAAAAGTTAAGGTAGCATCTTTCTCTGCATAAGCACCTACCTCTTGAGCAGGTAGCATCCACATATCTTTTTTAGGATCAATACCTCTAGCTTTAGCAGCTTCATTTAATGCTCTTTCATTTTTTCCTTCATTTAAAAAATGCCAAGATAAAGTATTTAACGTGTAAGAGAATCTGTTTTCATCTAACAAAGAAGAAGCAATCATAGTATCAACGATTAAACCATTGATTTTTAAACCTAAATTACGAATCCAACATACATCGTACATGGCATTATGAAATATTTTTGTAGCAGGACATTCAAGAATATCTTTAAACCACTCTAAAGTTTTAACTCTATCCATGTTCGGTCCTTCCCCATGAGCAATAGGAAAATACCAACTGTCATTATAAGTGGCTACAGCTATTCCTACAACTTCCCCACGTCCTACAACTGCACCTGATCCTCGAGATTTTAATTCTGTATCTCGGGTCTCTAAGTCAATTGCTATTTCATCATGAGATCTTAAGTCTGGATATTCAGTGTGTGCAACCCATTCAGTAGCCGGTAATATCATTTAGTATCTTTCATTTTTTTAATTTCTAATTCACAGTAATGAATTATTTTTTCTAAGTCTTCTATTTTATTTTTAAATAAATACCTGCAAACATATTTTACAACGTTCCCTTGAAAGAAAGAAAGATTATTTTTAGAAATAAATTCATAAGGCTGAATTTTAAATTTTTTATAATGAGATCCTCCAATTTGTTTATCTTGAGGAAATATTTTTTCCCAATCATCTTTATGTGTCATAGCTGATACTCCTTTAATTTCTTTTTACTTTTTAGTTTATATAAATTATTTCTTGCTCTCGTGATGCCAACATACCACACTCTATTCTCTTCATCTTGTTTGTCAATACTTAATCTAATTCCCTTTTGAACTTTTCTTCCTTGATGTAAAGATAAAATTACATTATCCTCTTCTCCACCTTTTGAAGCATGAATAGTAGATAACCAAATTCGTGATCGTTCATTTAATTTTTCCCCTGTACTTAATAAATTTCTTAAATATAAAATTTCTTTTTGGTCAGCTACAAAAATATCATACCAGGGAATCTTAGCGTTCCACTTTCCATTAGGAATATATTCTCTTACTTCATTTATTTCTTTGGATTCTAATACTCCTTCTATTGTCCATTTAGTATAAGCAACAGCAGCATTATGTAATCCTACCTTAAAACTTTTTCCTTTATTACTTTGATAATATAAATTTTTCTTTTTTAGTTCTTTCATAATTTCCAAAAGATTACTTTTAGTTCTAGTAAGAATAAGCCATTTCCCCTTGGTAAGATCTAGTTGACCTAAATTACTAATTGTAGACGCAAGACCCTCTTGCGCTCTTGGAAGATATTCTTTATGTTTCCTGATGCCTGCTATACGATTCACTGGTATTTGTGATTCCTGTTGCACGGCTCTTGATATTCTACGTGAGTATCTTAAAACACGTTCTTTGGCAGGCTCATTAATAAATCTATTAACATCAGCTCCG